GGGATCCTCACAGGAGACTCTTGATAGCATCGATGTTCCACAGGGCGCAAGAATCAGGGTCCAGAGCAAGAGGCCGATTGAGCAGACAAGCTGGACTCATCTCAAGAATCATCTCAAGGAGCATTACTCAGCAAAAGAACTCGTATACGATCTCAGGCGTGAAGAAAGAAAAGCAACAGAGATAGAGGTCAGGTCTGGAAGTGAAGACTACCGAGACTTTACGACGCTGAGCAAGTATTTCAACGAGTGGTTCAAGACGCTTGAATTTTCAGAGCAAGAAACTGAGTCTGCGTTTGAGTACCTGAAGAAAGTATTCAGTTCGCTTCCACCGCCAGACGGGCTTCGGAATGTGAGGTGGACAGTCGACGCACTTGAGTTCGACAACACGTTCTCTTACGGAACTGGGAACAGGATTGATTTCGATTCTCTGCGTGGGCTCATTGGACTGTTCGGGCAAAACAGAGCAGGAAAGTCGTCCATTCCAGGAACTCTTATGTACGCTCTGTTCAATGGTTCAGACAGGGGTTCTCTCAAGAACATTCATATTGTGAACGTCAGAAAGAATTACTGCAAGGTCTCCGTTGATATTTCTGTTGCTGGCTCTAGGTACAGGATCGAGAGGCAAACAACAAAGCGAGCAAATCGAAAGGGAGACGTTCACGCTGCAACACACATGAACATGTTTGAGATTGACGCTGCTGGAAACGTTATCAAAGACATGACAGACGAACAGCGCAGGGAAACAGAGAAGCATGTAAGGAACTTGATCGGAACTGGCGAGAATTTCTTGATGACTACATTTGCATCTCAAGGTGCGATGAATAATTTCATCAAGGAACGTGCAACAAATAGAAAGTCTGTTCTCACATCTTTTCTTGATTTTGATGTTTTCGAAGAGATCCACAAGGCAGCACGGTCTGATATGGGAGAACTAAAGGGCCGCTTGTCTGATGTTCAGCGTAGGGATTTTTCCTCGATCGAACAAGAGAAGACGCTTGAGCTGACAAGGGCACAGAAGAGTCTTGATACACTCACTGAGAATCTTCGAAAGAATACCTCTGAGCTAGAGACGATCCAGGACAAGCTTTCACAGCTTCCTTCTGATACAGTTACGCAATCTGATGTCGACGAGCAAGAAGCAAAAATCGAGAAAGCGAAGGCAGATATTGAAGACCTCAGGGGTCAAAAAGCGAAGTTCATAAATGAATGGAGAGATAAGAAGGAGAAGGTTGAGTCTCTCAAGGAGGTTATCGAAAACAGCGACTTCGAAAAAATGAATGAGGATTCCGTAAAGGCAACACAGATCAAGCGTGATCTTGAGAAGCTCCAGCGTGAGATGCAATTCCTTGAAAAGAAGGTATCCTCACTTTCAGATCCTGAATTTCTGAGAGGTTGCAAGTGCCTGAGGGAAGCTGAGGAATCACTAGAGAAGAAGCCTGCTCTCGCTGAAAAGATAGAAAGCCTTTCGTCAACGTACGATCTTCTAGATGTAGAGAAGCTTAATGAGCGCATTCGAAAGATCACAGCAATTCGCGAAACTGTCCACACAATTGAAAGAGAGTTGAAGTCGACAGTGTCGCGATCTGGGATCTATGATGAGAAGATCAAGGTTGCACAAGACCGTCTAAGCCTTGACGAAGAGAAGCTTTCAAAGATGAAGATGCACATGACTGATGCGCCGATTGACGAGATGGTCTCAAAGCTTAAGGGCGAAAAGAAGGAGCTCGAAAAGTCAATTCGCGAAGACGATGGAAAGCGCATTTCTGCAGCAAAGACAATCGGAACAATTCAGGCCCAGATCAAGAAGCTTCGTGAGGAAAAGAAAAAGTTTGAAGAGCTTAATCAAGAGTGGAAAATCGTTGAGATCGTCGCAGAGGCGTCATCAAAGAAGGGAATTCCACTTCGCATCCTGAACGGTAAGCTTCCTCAGGTTAATGCAGAGATTGCGCAGATCTTGCAGGGGTCAACTGGATTTACTGTAGAGCTTGAAGCTGATCCTGACTCAAATGCAATGGACATCTACATCAATTACGGAGATAGTCGAAGGATTATTGAATGCGCATCAGGAATGGAAAAGATGATGGCGTCGTTGGCAATCAGGGTCGCGCTCATGAACCTGACTGCTCTTCCTCGCTGCGATCTTCTAATCATCGACGAGGGCTTCGGCGCACTCGATGAAACTAACATTGAGGCATGCTCAGCCCTACTTCATGGTTTAACAAAGTACTTCAAGACGATTTTGATTATCTCACATGTCGATGCAGTGAAAGATTCTGTCGATAACGTCCTATCGATTTCAAAGCGAGGTCAAGACTCATATGTCAACACTTCAGGATGAGCCCTCTGTTCCAGATGCATGCCCGTTATGCGACACATTGCTAAGACGTTCAGACGTTGATACTTATAACGAATTCGGAATATGCTCAAATTGTGACATGTCTTTTAGGCAACCAATGATGAAAGCATGGAAAGATGGTTGGAGACCTTCCCAGAAGGAAATAGAGAACAAGCGGCTGTTGCTCAGAAAAGAGCCGTTTTTCTACAACAAGAACATTATTTAGTTTGTGAGGTAACGAAATGCTTGATATTGAGGGAGTGAGAGCCCTTTCACAAGAGCTTGATTATACGTTCGGCGGTTCTGACGGTCAGTACAAGGTTTCGCATGACATTAGCGAGGGAACCTTTCAACTGAAGTACAAGGCTATTTTTCAGTTTGCCGACCACCAGACGCTGAAGCTTCAGACAGATCGCCTTTCGAAGGTGTCTGAAGATATGTTGAAGGAAGCCGCAAAACGAGCAAAGAAGGCATATGATGGAGCTTCAGATAGCCCGCTGAAGACGAAGCTTGTTGCTGATAACGATGACGTCCAGCTTATCGGTACGACGATTTACTCTCCTCGTAGGACAGCATATTACACGAGAGTGTTAACCTACTCTCTTGACTAATGTCTCCTAGAACGAAACAACGCCAGATACAAGAGATTGTTAGATGCGGTAAGGAACCGGTACACTTCTTCAATCGATATGTGAAGATCCAGCATCCGAACAGGGGCTTGATCGACTTCAAGACGTACGATTTTCAGAATGATTGCACATCGCAATTCAACGATCACAGATTCAACATCGTTCTGAAATCTAGGCAGCTTGGTCTTTCTACGCTTGTCGCTGCATATGCAGTCTGGCTTGCTGTCTTCTACAAAGACAAGAATATTCTCGTCATTGCAACGAAGCTGGCAGTTGCACAAAACTTCATCAGGAAAGTCAAGACGGTCATCCGCAACATGCCTGCTTGGCTCCTGATGCCTTCAATCGTTGAGAACAATAAGCAAAGCATCTTATTTTCCAACGGAAGCCAGATCAAGGCAGTCCCAACCTCTGATGACGCAGGTCGTTCAGAGGCACTTTCGCTTCTAATTGTTGATGAGGCTGCGTTTGTTAGAAACTTTGACGAGGTCTGGCGGGGCCTGTATTCAACGCTGTCGACAGGTGGCCGTGCGATTATTCTTAGCACGCCGAACGGCGTCGGCAACATGTACCACAAGCTATACATTGATGCAGAAGCCGGAGTAAATGAATTCAACGCGATCAAGCTTATGTGGGATGTTCATCCTGATCGTGGTGAAGAGTGGTTTGAAAACGAATGTAAGAACATGACAACGATGCAAATCGCGCAAGAGCTGATGTGCGACTTTGCAGCAAGCGGAAATACGTTCTTGCAACCTGAAGACATTGAGTACTTCAGGGGCTACGTGAAACAGCCTATTGAAAGATGGGGGCCTCAAGCGGGTGTCTGGTTGTGGAAGTATCCTCAGCCTGGCAGAAAGTACGTGATCTCTGCAGATGTCGCCCGAGGCGACGGCGCAGACTTTAGCGCGTTCCAGGTTATAGACACACAAGAGAGCGAAGTTGTATGTGAGTTCAAAGGCAAGAGCCCTCCTGACGAGTTTGCTTTAGTTCTTGCAGAAGCTGGAAGAAAATATAACGACGCCTTGTTGTGTCCAGAGAATAACTCATACGGTTATGCTCTGATCATGAAACTTGTTGAGCTTGGATACACAAATCTATATTATGCAAATCAACGTGACAAGTTTGCAGCACAATATGGCACACCTGATATTTCGAAAATTGGATTTGCGACAAGCTCTAAGACGAGAACACAAATTCTTACGAAGCTTGAAGAAGTGTTGCGCAGGCACGAGATCAAGTCATACTCTTCTAGGCTTTATGATGAGCTAAAGACTTTCATCTGGAAAAACGGAAAGCTTCAGGCGCAGAAGGGTAAAAATGACGATCTTGTCATGTCGTTAGCAATTGGTGTATGGCTTTATGACACTTCACCAGTATTGACGCAACAAGGTCAAAAGCTATCAGACGCAATGCTAGCCGCATTTGCAGTAAACTCTCCTGACGATAGCTCAAGACATGAGAGTCCGTTCTTTAACTCTCGCGTTAATTCGCAGTACTATGATATGTCGCGGCCAATACTTACTGATCAGGACCTTGTCCCGAAAAGTGATGAGAGTCTTCCTGGTTTTTGGTGGCTGTTGAAATAAGGATGAAGAATGGCTGAAGAAGAAAGCCTGTTCAATAGGCTGACAAAGTTGTTCAGAAGTGGACCCACTGTTAGAAGAAAAGTCAAGAACTACAAGCCTCCTTTGGCAGGAGAACAGTTAGACGTTTTCGGGTACGGTTCAAACAACGTCTACAATGCTGCGCTGAGCGCTTATGGTGCATTTGACAGAATGAGTCGCTACAGCGATTTTTCTGAGATGGAAGCAACACCTGAAATCGCCAGCGCGCTTGACATTTACTCAGAAGAGACAGTCTCTGTCGATGAAAAGGGTAACTCACTACACATCTACAGCGACAACAGAAAGATCAAGGAGCTTCTTGAGAATCTATTCTATGATATTCTCAATGTTGAATTCAATCTTTCGATGTGGGTTCGCAATCTTTGCAAGTACGGTGACTTCTTTCTTTTCATCGATGTGAATCCCGAATTCGGCGTGATGAATGCGTACCCAATTCCAATTGCTGAGATTGAAAGAGAAGAAGGCTTTGACCCTGAAGATCCAGCAGCTGTGAGATTCAGGTGGGTGTCAAGAGGAAATCAGGTTCTTGAGAACTGGCAGATCATCCACTTCAGACTTTTGGGAAATGATGCATTCCTTCCGTACGGATCAAGCGTGCTTGAAAGTGCAAGAAGGATCTGGCGTCAGCTGATTCTCAT